TTTATTGTCGTTCCCGACCTGTTGAAAAAAGAATATCACATCTTTGTGGACGTTGTAAACAGTATACAATAAAAAAATGAAAGTTTATCCAATAAAGAAATATAAAAAAATTGACCCCCACCGCACTGTGAGGATCAAAACGTGATAAAAGATAGTAAAGTTGAAATTGTCGATGTGCATGTCCAGTACACAATGATGTGGAATGAATTTGATCTGATCAGTTCAGTTCCACCTGGCACGCGGTCTGATCAGTAACCGTTATATCGTGCGCCTTTCTCGTGACTATCTTATATTATCACGCTTGTTTATTTTTGTCATGACTTTTAATGATACCAATTAAAGCCAGAACACCTGCAAAGACTGATCCTGCACTGGTCAAGATCACTGTGAGCGCTCCTTCAATCTGTACATTATCAATCTGCAATACGTTTCCGAGGATTAAGGCTATCACCGGGATGGAATACCCGATGATAGCTGTCCATTTCTTTTGCTTGTCCACGTTGTCCACCTCTTATCCTTTGTATACTTGTAACATTTTTTCGCGTGTTTTCGGCCCATAAACGCCATCGATTTCATATGGCAGATGAACAGACTGGAAACGTTTGAGCGCATCTTCTGTGTCTGCACCGAAATATCCATCGATTGAACCTGGTTTGAACCAGATCGCATTCAACACAGATTGAATTTTCTTTACATCCGTGCTATAAGTTGAACCATTTTTTTCACGTGAGAACACGCCAGATGGAAGAATGATAGAATCAGAACTTGTGCTAGTTGAACTAGATTCGGTATTTTTTTCCACTGTCTTTTCTGGTTGAACTACTGTTGAACTAGACAATGCAATTTGTTGACCTTTCGTTTTGAAAGTGTCTGCACCATAAGCGATTGAACTGTTCTGTAAATGTGGTTTATCTTTGAATGTTTTCCAATCTCCACCCCATGTCATTCCCAGTGCTTTCGCTTTCTTGATGAACTTTTGTGCATCTGTCTTGCCGTAACAGTTCCAGTCTGCTTCTGATCCGTTAACAATAACGAAATCAAGTGCCTGGCCCACGATGTGATATGAACGCATTGTCTGGCTTGCACCGTTCTTCACGTTCTGTTCTTGTTTTTCTTTTGTACGAATAGTTTCATAGATCAGAACGTTAATTTGTTCCTGGATCGCATACTGATATAATTTCGCTACGATCGCCTTTGTTTTATCGCCCAGTTGTGCGATGTTTTCCATATTGCGTGAATGATAGTGTGGTAAAAATGCCATTTGTATCATGCCCCTTTTGGTTTATTGTTGTCATCGTCTTTACCTTCTTTACCGACCATTTTATTTAAAACATCAGTAATGAAAGATGGAGCGGTGAAACCCATCTTTTGTGCGTTTTCTTTGATCGACATGCCCTCTATTCCAACTACAAACATTATCATCGCATCTCGCAAGAAACCCCCAGTGTTTCCAGATAGGATGTCTAATTGATTTGCTAGGATGATGAATGAAATTTCGGCAGACTTTTTCGCGATGCCATTGAACATCTTTTTCCAGACGATCCGTTCACCCTGCACCGCTGATGCAGACAGTCCAGTGATCCAGTCGATAACCATGAAAATAGCTAGTGCGTTTATAAGATTGTCCGTTCCACCGATCAAATACACGACCGTTGAAACGAACCCACCCGACAAAGCGGTGAACAGTGTGTCTGTTTCCTGCGTTTTCACTCTTTTATCACCTCATTTATTAAAAATTTTAGGATCACCCCCATTTGTCGAACCCTGTCTAAATTTTACCACAACATGCAGAACATGTGTGCTCTTTTTAATTATATTATTCGTGCCACGGCACTACATCTGGCAACACTTCATAGATTCGCGGATCAGCCTGGCCCAGAACCCACAATCCGATCCCTTTGCAGTTATAATCATAGACCGCTATGTTCATAGCCTTATTGAATGATTCTGCATCGCCTGTGTACATGATGGACATCCCTTCTGCATCACCGATGTATAACATCTTGTACCACAAGCCTGCATCGGTCAATTTGACCTGGACATCTTTTCTGACTGGCAGTGCTGTTTCTCCTTCGCTCAATGTCGGCACGGTGACTGGCTTGAATACATAGTCTAGGGATATGGATGGCCGAATAGGATTTCCACTAGAATCATAACCTGTGATTTCCCTTGTCTCGACTTCATTGAATCCCGAATACATCAAATATCCCCAACTATCACGGTTATATCCTGGGCGATTAATTTCACCTAGCTTGTATTCTGTCCCATCTACAATCAGACTCAATCGTTCAAGTGTTTCCCATCGTTCAGTCGTTCCGAATGAAACCATGTACAGATAAAGATCACAGTTTGTGGCATAACACCCCATGCCTCCTGGTTGCATATCTGGCACGGCTATATCTGCACCGAATGGATTGATGGCCCAGTTTCCATTGCTTATGTAACATCTAGCCATTCCATTGTTCACGCGAACACGCATTGTCATCCTTTCGCCATATGATGCCACACGATCACCCAGTGAAACGGATGCTAGTGTTTTTGTGGCCACGCCTAGTTCTTCATAAAACAAGCTGACTATTTGTGTTGAATAATCAATCGCAAAAATGTACCCTGTACCTGGCCCGGTGGATGCAAAACGAACCCCGGCCCGGTTTCCACTCATGGCCTTAAATTGACATTCAGCACTGATGTTTGTCACCTGGTATGTATAGTTCAGAACTAACTGGCCAGATGTTACATCACCATTTTTCGGATCACCTGGCTTAAATCGCGCATAGGCCACGCCATCGGTTGATTCAACACCCCAAAACCCTTGACTGAATCCATTATCCACACTTGCATAACAAGCGGTTAAAGCCGTTCCACTAGTTTTGTTGAAATCACCGTCCCACTGTTCCTCTGTACCTCCACCGATGTCCTGTTTCACACCTGCATACTTGTAATAAGTGATAGCGGTCAATCCTGCTGTTTTCGGATTCTTTTCGCTCTCTTGCAATGATGTTCCCTGCACCGCTGTATCACTGACATATTGAGAAAAATAATCTTCCCACATAATCACTGGCCGTGGCGACTGTTGTAAAGTCTCATTCGTGAATACCAGGTTTTCTGGTGCTTTTGCAGGCGATCCATCGCGCCTTTTGTATTGTCTGATCTCTGGTGTGGCGTTCAAATATCCTCCAATGACTTCCAGTTCAACGCTGTCGCAAATAAAGAAACCCATGATCACCGTGCCTGGAATACTCTTTGTTCCATCGACCACGATCGTGTTTGCCCCTGCATTCAGATCAAAAGTTCCCATGTCCCACACGTGGCCACCCTTGAACATCATCGGATAATAGTCGGGTATGAGATCGCCACCGATCTTGAATTCAGTTGATCCGTTCACATAACCACCCAGTTTCGTCCATCCATAGAAAGGGAACGACACCACGGCCACCATTCGATATGATCCTGCTGTCGGTGCATTTAGGGTATATGTCAGAAGCGTTTCTGGTTGATCACGTTTTGCACAATATTGATTTCCGTTTGCATCTTTCACTGGCTCGTATGGAACGCGTACAGTTGTATAACCCTGGAACACATAATCTGTCCCACCTAACGGAACAGTCAATGTTTCTGGGCGTTTCGGGTTTTTATCACTGGTCGAATCATTTGTGATCGTCAAATTATGTGTCGGTTCGCTCACACCCAGAACACCTGTACACGCCTTGAATCCAGTTACTTTCATGTGTTGGTTCTTCGAATAAGCGGTGACATATTCAACGCCATTGTATGACGAATCACGCGCGGTCGTTTGGCCCAGGGATGTGTTTTTCTTCAAGTGTTTGCCTTTGTAATAATCATACTGGTGATTGTACATAATTTGATTATCACTGTTCGGATCATTGAATGCATTTTGTGGGATGAAATCCTGGTCGGCCATTTCGCCATTGCCTAAATAATGCATGTAATATCCATTTTGCCAGTCCACCATGTTTCGATAGGTAACAGATGAACCATATGTGTCCTCTGTGAATATGGGCCACCTACGCCCGTAACCTGCGCCACCGAGGTATACTTGATCAATCGTGCAGACCGCTTTCGGGTTGACAGTGGGATCAAAACATTTTTTCGCCCATTCTGCCACATCTTCCATCCACCACAATGGCGTTGATGGGCCTGGTGCTGATCCAGACCATGAAAAGTCATATGTCATGATCTGAACTTCATCAATCATTTTATTTCCGTTCTTATCTTTCGTTTCAGCAAACTTTTGATAGTTATGGAAACGATAATAGTCGGGAACGCCTGCGCCCCACATGGCATGGGCATTGATTCTGAATTTGAAATCTGGATTTTCATCGATGATCACTTCATCTTTGATCCGTTTTAATAGTGCGATGTATTTATCATCATCGCCCACACGTGCATCCCATTTGCTGTCTGACCATGATCCTTCACAATCGACTTCAATGCCTGTGTAACCCAGATCATTTCCGTTTTGATCTTTGCGGAATAACGTCACAACCTTTTTTAAATTGCTGATAAAATTATCCTGGGCCGTGGTGCTATCTAATAGCCTGGACACTGTTTCTGGGCCGAAAATAACCATTTGCATATAATATTCGATGTGTGGCCATCTTTTCATATCTGGTTCAACGTAGTTAGGGAACAACAAACGGCCTGGTGCATATCGATCATACGTGGTTGCATCTGTATATGATGTGTAATATCCATCTGCATCCTTTGTGGGATTCAATTTGTAAATGGCGATCTTTCCACTGGCATCCACATCCCATTCGTGCAGACCGATCGATGTGATCTTGTTGCCATACTGTTCATAATCGTGACGATAATCATCATTTTGAATTCGCAGTGTCCAGGACATAACCTGTTTCTTTTTCGCTGTCATAATCTTTCCACCCCATATGTCCATTGATTGAAAACCGCTGTGCCTGTATAGCCGATCCCGGTGTCCTGTAAAACTGGAACAGTATCATATTTACTTTGAGCATTTTTTAATTGAATGTTTACCGTTTTATAGAACTCAACCTTGAATCGAACTGATCCACGCGGTATCAAATGGAATTTATTTTTGTATAGCGTGATCTTTCGGCCACCTGCTGTGACTTCTCTGATCCCATCACGCTGAATTGTTGCGCCATTCTTCCTGGCCACCATTTTTGATGCAGTTACTTCCAGGATGTCGCCTGCTGATCCACCAGTGAACCAGAATTCACGTGTATATCGTGTATTCAGTGGATTATCGATGAAATACTGTTGCACGCTGTTCGGGTTTAGTTCCTGGTATTGTTCGATCAGTGAATAATATGGCCATTCTTCTTCATCCACGACCGATCCGATTTCAGTTGAAATCCTGCATAGATCATAGTCATCTTTCGGGATCAATGTGAAATCGATCCCGGTTGATAATATTTCGACTGGCCGTTCTAATCCCTGGGCCTGTATGTCGGACAATCGCCAGAATTTTTCTTCTGGCAGATCATTCGGCAGTACAATCGCTTCGTGGCCACGGCCCATGATATTGAATAACCTTTTATAACCTAGCTGTTCCGCTGTCCATTGTCGTGGTTGAACGCTTTTAAATGTGTATGAACTATCGTATTTCCTCATTTCGTCCACATCGAATTCGATGCGATCCATCATTTCTTGTGTATTTGGAACCCATCCTGTTTTCTGGTGGCCCGGCTGAAACTGCACATCCGTGAATAAGAACGGAATCATTTTATTGTTTTCATCACGCATTGTAGTGTCACGAACCACCAACTCAAAATCTACGTGATCCACCTGCATGGCCACGCCTTCCATTTCGACCGTGCCCCCGAACACTTTCCAGTCTGTTAATTTCATGATGATCCCCCTTTACGCATTATCGAATGACCATTTGATTTCAGAAACATGGCCCACCCAGGATGTCGGCACTGTCCCGGACTGGAACATCACATCAGTTATGTTGAAAATACCCTGCATGTCCACACATTTGATCTCGACATCGACATGATCCACTTTTCTGGTCGTGTCTGTTTCAATCTTTTTATAAATCAGTTGGAAATCAGATGAATTAACTGCCATCTTTTATGATCCTCCCTGCTGTGTAATGTCTGGAATCGCCAGTAAATGTTCTTCGAATGTCTTACCATTGGCATCGGCTGTTGTGTAGTGTATACGCACCAGGATGCCTACAAATGCATCTTGTGAATTCCCTCTTGTGATTGTTCCTTGACTAGCCACATAAGCACTGACGGTGTAAGCTGATCGATGTGATACACCATAGACGGATTGTTTCAAAATATTCGTTTCAGTGTAGTTGGCATCGATCTGCCAGGATGCATCGCCACTGAATCCACCGATGACTGGTGTGATCCCTGTGCCCGACTGTTCCCAGTATGTGATCCCATCTTCTGCACGGCTGTTCAAAAGGTGATTGAATACCGTCATTTGTTGAACGTCTGTTGTGTCCACTGGGCTTGTCTCTGTTAATTGTTCCAGTTGATCATCGATGGCACGTTGATTCGCATCGGCCAGTTCCTTTTTCGGATAGTCCAGTTCCACTTCTGTCAACCACGGTTCGCGCACATTGTATTTCCGCTTGACGATCCGCGCATTCACTGTCAGATTCAATAATTCTGTATCAATGATGTAAATAGAATCGCCCAGACCGATCGATTCATGTTCATGGCCGGACAAAGTGGACAAGTCTTGCAATGTCATTTCATAACTGATGATAGGTTTTGCAGATTCTTTCACCAGTGCTAGTCCATCATCGTACAAATTTTGTGGGATCGTGTAACGTTCATCAGACCACCGATCTATTCTGATCTTTTTTCGTAGATTAAGAGCGTTCACCCACGTTAAATCCTCAACATAGTCCAGGCCATCTGGATGGACTGATTTAACTGTCATATCGTTTTTACCGCTCAAATACAAGCGTGTAACCATGTCATATGTTTCGATTGTTCGTTTGATTGTTTTTAAGTTCTTGTTATAGTAGAAGCGCACTCCGTTATCTTCACCGTTTTTATTAACCAGTGAGATCGTTCGATCAATCGTGTCGAACTGCAATTCTCCACCGAACTGATCCACAACCATTTGCAATAATTCGATGACGTTTTTCCAGTCACCACGGATCGTTCGTTTTCGGCCATCTGTCTGCACTTTGTAGATTGTCCACCCAGTCGGTTCGATTGTTTGATCCAGGATCGCTTTCATGATCACATCTGCTTTTTGTTCGATCTGCTCAAATGTCGGAATTTTATCACTGCGTAGTTCATACCACAATGATTCGCCTTCAAATTGAGTGTACTTTTTCCCTGTGTCTGTTCGCTGATCCAGTGCAGATTTTAAATGGAATTGTTTATCACCGATCCTGGCGATCATTTCCACTGGTTGTGATCCTAGTCTGTTCCTCATTGGATCATTAGTGGCCATCTTGAATTCGATCGTTTCTTCTCCGTTCACTTCTTCTGTGATAAATACATCATAAGCATTGGCCAGTTCGCCCACGCGTTCCAAGCCGGTCGCTAAATCTTTAAAGATGATCAGCGGTTGTGTGGTCAATTGCAGGCGTTTCTTTGCAGGATAATCAAGAACCTGGACTTCCATGATCTTTGGCGTGGCCGTTCCGATCGTTGTCCAGTATTTGATTTGTATCTGCATGTATCTTTGATCCTCACTGTTGATCGTTCCGTCTGCGCTCACATCCGTCCATGATCCCCATGTCGATCCATTCATTGATGATCTGGTCTGCAAGGTGATGGCCGTGCCTGTCGGTGCTTCATAATTCAATTGAATCCGGGCAAAGTCACCATAACCGTCTGCGCCTAGATCGATTGTTGGCGATGTCCATGTTTGGATAGTTTGTGTGTATTGGCCAGTGAATAAAGACTGCGCCAGTCTCAATGTGGCATCTAAGCCATCGCCACCGATGTCCACCGCTTGAAAGTTAGCGTTATAAACATAGTCATAGTATTGTGTGATCTGGGCCGATGTCCAGGCCATGCCGAGAAGGTACATAAATTCATCGATCGTTCCTTTGAAGTTATAACCCTGTGTCAGACCTGTTGTGCCCAGTAAATCACCGATAACAAATGAATTCGATGTGTCCACCGTGGAAATATCTTTGTATTTCGTGGATGTAAAGGCCACCAGTGTTTTATCTAGATAGATTGATAGTTTGTTTCCTGCTGAAGTTAAATCGTATACGACCGCTATGTGATACCATTGATTCGCCAATAAACGTATGAGTGGTTGTGATTGTGCATTTGATCCATCCGTGATCAATTCTACATATGCACCCACGCTGTCGTATGTACGCACGGCCACACGGCCATTGTCCAGGGATAAATGAATGCCACGGTTTGGCCATCCGTCACCACGCTGTGTGGCGATCGTTCTGAAATTGTTCCCCGATCCTTTTGTGGCCACAAAATCTTCTACGTCATTAGCGGTCGGCTTGATCCAGACTGAATATGTGTGTTTAGTGTTCTTTGGCACACCGAAATTTTGAAGTTTTACCGCTTTACCGTTTAATGTGGTCGCTTTTCCGAATGGCCCATCAATTACAGTGGTTGTTCCAGTATTGATCCATTTGATTTCTTGTGGTTGCGCTCCACCGTTCGGCATCCCTGGCGTATTTGTTGGTAAATCCACACCGTTATAATAAATATAGGGATCGACCGAAAATGGCGCGATCCCTGGTGTGGTGAAATCATTTTTGTTTGTGAATAAAGCCTTTTGAACTGCCATGATTTACACCCCTTCTTTTTATAGCCACGTTGTTCGGTATTTCACCGTGACATTATTAATATTCACACCGTGTGTGATTGTGTTCGTTCCTTGTGGCATTTCGAACCACGTTAATGAATCGATGTATTTGTCGCCACCTTCTGTTCCATATTGGACGGTTTTGGCCTTCATATCGATTGTATATGTTCCAGATGGCGATCCTGCCAGGAATGTGACTGCCTGGACTGTTCCATCTGGCGTGGTGTTCTGCACTGTTGCCGATCCACCTTTATGATTTACGATTAATATCGGTTTGGAAACATGTGTTCCCATATGGTTTATTGTACCACTTGTCGTGATAACTTGTGAATATTCTTCGACCGAATATGTAAATGGATCATAACAAATGAATTCCAGTGTGAATTCGTTGAACAGCTTGATAATTTCTTCGATCTTGATCTGATCATTCAAACGTGCATAATACATCACTGTCGGATCATCATCGAATATCAATGTCTGTGATCCTATGCGTGGATTGAGCCATCCACCCAGTTTCCGGGCCTGGGATTGTGCGTTCTCTCTCGTGCTTTCCCATAAATAACAATCGATTGGAATGATTTTCGGTTCATATTGAATCCCGAAATCCCACCCACCGTCAATTCCACCTTGTGTTTCAGCGTTATTTGTAAATGGTGGCGTGATCGGCACTTCCTTCCCAGTCATTTCGACTGAGAAGGTGTGACAGTGCTGATCACCGAATTTGAAACCGTTCGGCATTCAGATCACTTCCCTTTCTTTCTTTTTGATTTTCTATCAAGATTGAACAATCCATTTGATAGACTGCTAACATCAGTGTCAGTATTTTGGTAATAGTTTTCAATGTTCATCAATGGTGCATTGTAGTTCGTTTGATCACCAGTTTGTCCAGTTTGTCCAGGTTGAACTTTCCCTTTGATTGGGTTTATTTCTTCGCTGTTGATCGTTCCGAATGATGCATCGGCCAGACCTTGTGTGGCCCTTGCCACCATATCTTCCATGTCACTGATACCGATCGCTAAACCTTCACCAGTGAAAGCACCGATTTCCATGAATACACGTGACGGTGAATGGATGCCTAGTTCACCTTTGATCTTTTTGGTTACATTTCCGGCAACCGACTTGATAGCAGAACCCACGGCCCCGGCCATCGACTTGATACCATTGATGAAACCTTGAATCACTTGTCGGCCCACCGATGCCAGGTTGATCCCTTTCAGTGTCGATACAATCTTCGTTTTCAGTCCAGTTACGGC